TCTGCCCGTATATCCCCGATGCAATCGGAGACGATGCCGGACAGTCCTTTTAAGATCAGACCTAATCCAGTTCAATGACAGATAAACCCAAAAGAGTCCAACCCCTACGAGGGGCAACCGAAGCAAGAGTCCACAGCCCACTTCTAAAAGGCAAATCACGCTACAAAGAAGTTCTTGACATGGTTGAGCGTCTAAAGATGGACAAGCTCATGCCATATCAGGAATGGGTGCTCAAAGACATGATGGCTGTCGATAAGAAGAATAATTATCGGCGCAAGACATCGTTGCTTCTAGTATCTCGTCAGAATGGTAAATCCCACTTAGGAAGAGTGCGTGTTATCTGGGGTATGTTCTATGGCGATGAGAAGAAGGTCATCATAATGTCTGCTAACCGCGCAACATCGCTAATGCTTTTTCGAGAGATAGCCTGGATTATAGAATCAACGCCGGAACTTAAAGCAATGACAAAGGCAATCCGTTATGCCAACGGTGGCGAAAGAATAGAGCTGCTTAATGGCGCAACGCTTGATGTTATTTCAGATAACTCATCCAGCCCACGCGGAAGAACAGCAGACTTTTTATGGATCGATGAAATCCGCGAAATTTCAGAAGATGGCTACAAAGCAGCTGTGCCAGTTACGAGAGCTAGAGCAAATGCACAGACATTCTTAACTAGCAATGCCGGTGATCATTTCAGCAGCGTTCTTAATGGCTTAGTTGAACGCGCAAAAGATTATCCGCCTGAAACCTTTGGTTATTATGAATACAGCGCTCCTCAGTATTGCAAAATAGATATAAGTTCAGATTACTTCTGGCGAACCGCTGTAGCACCTAGCAATCCGGCGCTTGGCTACACAATCACAAAAGAATCGATTGAAGAAGCTATTGCAACAAACCCAATCGAGCAGACCCGCACAGAAAGTCTTACGCAATGGATTGACAGCCTGCAATCGCCCTGGCCGCATGGCGTATTGGAAGAAACCTCAGATAACACTCTTGAAATGGCTCCTGGGGCTTATACTGTGTTTGGTTTCGATGTCAGTCCTTCTAGAAGAAACGCATCTTTAGTTGCAGGACAAATACTTCCGGACGGAAGGATTGGCATCGGAATTCTAGAGACTTACACGTCTCAGATGGCAATCGATGAATTAAAGATGGCTGCCAGCATTAAAGCTTGGTGCGATCTATATCGTCCTCGATTAGTCTGTTATGACAAATACGCAACACAAACAATCGCAGACAGACTCTCGCAAGCCGGAGTTATGTGTGAAGATGTTTCAGGTCAGCAGTTCTACAAAGCGTGTGGCGACTTCCTTGAAGGCTTGGTAAATCACCGCGTCGTTCATAATGGCATGGAAGAACTGATCCAACAGATGAATAACTGTGCAGCTAAGGTCAATGACTCAGCTTGGCGAATTGTCAAAAGAAAAAGCGCTGGAGACATCTCGGCTCCGATTGGTCTAGCAATGGTGGTTTCCAAGTTAATGCTTCCAGCACCTAAGCCTCAAATTTACAGTTAGACACGCCCTATCATATTGTCTAATGCCTTGACAAATGGTATCCTTTATGTCTATGGGTATCTTCTCGCGTAAGCCTCAAATCTTGGAAGCTCAAGAAGCTCCGCAAATCATGTCAGAGTCTTACTTGACTTATGGCAATTATTTTCCAGTTCTAGTAACACGCACCCAGGCTCTTTCCGTACCTAGCATCAAAAGATGCCGCGATCTCATTTGCGGAACTATTGCCAGCATTCCTTTAGAGTATTACAAGAAATCTACAGGCGAAAAAATTGCAGCACCTCGATGGGTAGAACAACCATCTAAGGCACAGCCTAGATTTGAGACAATGTATTTTACGCTTGACAGTTTGCTTATGTATGGTGTCAGTTATTGGCAGATTACAGAGACTTATCTTGAAGACGGAAGAATGGCAAACGCGGCATGGGTTGCCAACAATCGCGTAACATTTAATACTGATTCTGTCAATAACTTTGTTACCCAATACTATTTAGATGGCAAGCCACTACCGATGTCAGGTATTGGTTCTTTAATTACTTTCCAAAAGGATGAAGGCATCCTTGCAGTTGGTGGATCAACAATTAAAGCTGCAATTGATGCACAAAAGGCAGCGAGCATTGCACTTGAAACTCCAGCCGCGACTGGTTTCCTAAAGAATTCTGGAGCAGACCTTCCACCTGCTGAAGTCTCTGGATTATTAGCTGCTTGGAAGCGTGCCCGTCAAAATAACGGAACGGCATATTTAACTTCTACTCTTGATTATCAGACAACAGGCTTTAGCCCTAAAGACATGGCTTACCAAGATGCCATTCAAGGATTAGCGACTGAATGCGCCAGACTTTGCTCAGTTGATCCTTATTATGTTTCAGCATCGATGAACACAACAATGACTTACGCAAATGTTCAAGATGAACGCAAGCAAATGGTTGCTTTTACTTTGCAACCTTATGTATCAGCTATTGAATCAAGACTTAGCATGGATGACATCAGCACTTCCGGACATTATGTGAAATTTGCACTTGACGATTCATTCTTAAGAACTGAACCAATGGAAAGACTTCTGGTACTTGAGAAGATGCTTGCACTTGGTTTAATTACAACTGAACAGGCAATGGCAATGGAAGACCTATCACCTAACGGGAATGGCAGCTAATGGAAACACTTTACATCGAAGCATCATCAATAGAATGTTCTGAAGAACGCCGAGAAATCTCAGGCAAGATTGTGCCGCTAGGTACTGGCGAAATTGGTCACACTAATCTTGGCGCATATACTTTCGCTGCTAACTCAATCGAGATTCCAGAGCCATCAAAGATTAAGTTGCTCTCACAGCACGATTTAAAAAAGCCTATTGGTCGCATGATTGCAGCTGAAACACGCACAGACGGAATTTATGCAACCTTTAAGTTGAGCCGTTCATCTGGCGGTAATGACGCTTTGATTATGGCGCAAGAAGGTCTAGTTACAGGATTAAGCATTGGTGCAGAAATTCTTGCATCACAGCCATCAAAAGATGGACACCAAGTTGTCTCATCAGCAAGACTCAAAGAAGTTTCTTTAGTTACTGTTCCGGCGTTTGCGTCGAGCGAAATACTAGAGATTGCAGCAGAGGAAGTAATCCCTGCTGATGAAACCCAACCAAAAGAAAGCGAGACAGTAGTGGAAGAAACCACAGCAGTCGAAGCAACACCATCAGTAGAAGCTGCGGCTGTCGAGGCTGCTCGTCCTACTGTTACAGCAATGGCATACACAACACCACGCCTTAACCTAAACATTACAGCTGGTGAATTTGCAAAGGCACAACTAAACGCATCACGCGGTGACGCAGATGCACGCGAACTCGTAGCAGCACTACAAGTTGCAACAGTTGCAGAAAACACAGGAATGGTTCCACCAACATACCTACGCGATGTTATCGGTATCATCGATTCATCACGCCCGTTCATTGATTCAATCGAGCGCGCTGCACTTCCGCAAAGCGGCATGAAGGTGTTTACGCCAAAATTAGGCGTACAGGCAGCGGTTGATTTGACAGCAGAAGGTGCAGAATTTGCATCAGCAGATACAACAGTAACTTTCCAAGAAGATACTGTTGTTAAGTTTGCTGGTGCAGGCAAGCTCGATCTAGAGCTTGTTGATCGCAGCGACCCTTCATTCCTAGATTTATATCTACGCGAACTTGCTGCATCATACGCACAGAAGACAGACCAATACGCAGCAAAGATTGCAGCAGACGGATCATCAGATTCATCTTCAACAACAATCTACAAAGCAATCGCAAAGTCAATCGCTGATTCATTCGGCGTAATGCGTCAAACACCTAACAACCTTTTGGTTGCTACATCTGGCGGAAACGACAATGTAGATTACGCAGGACTTCTTGGTGAAGTAGATGGTTCAAATCGCCCTCTATACGCAGCAGCAGCACCACAAAATGCGGCTGGTTTAATCACACAAGGTTCAACAAATGGCACAATCGCAGGACTTAACTTGGTAGTTGATCCAAACTACACAGGTGGAACTGCTGGTGTTAAGGTTGGTCTTGTTTATCCAACAATGGCAATGCGATTCCATGAATCCGGCACGCTACAAATTCGCGCCAATGTCGTTGCCAATGGTCAACTTGAGGTAGGCATTTACGGTTATGTTTGTGTAGTTAATCGCTACCCAGCAGCATTCCGCGCAGTACAGGTTGCATAAGTAACACCCTAAGTCGCTGGGAGCGGGGCGCAGCCCTTGCTCCGCTCCCAGTCTTTAGAAAGGATTGCAGATGGCATTGACAACAGTTTCAGAACTCCGCACAACGCTCGGAGTCGGTACTTTGTACACAGATGCCGTTTTGCAGGAAGTGTGTGACGCATCAGATGCAGTCCTACTTCCGATGCTATGGGCACCTAAATGGTTCGCTGTAGCTCACAGTAATGTTCCGGCAACAGGGACTTTGTATTTCAATGAATCTGTTTATAATACTTTTTATGTAGGTCAAAGCGTAACTATTGCTAACTCCGGTGCATCATATAATGGCACTAAGACAATCACAGCAGTAGGCGATTATTCAATAAGTGTGACAACTAATCACACAGGCACTCAGGCTTATCATCCTATTTTTCCTTATGGCACAGTATCTACGACAACTTACACAGACTGGACAACAGATACAGCAGTCCAAAACGCAGCTCTGATGATTTCAGTTGATATTTGGCAGGCTCGCACAGCTACTCTCGGTGGCTCAAACCTTGTAGATTTTCAGCCCTCACCATACAGAATGTCCGCGCAGCTCTTGGCGAAAGTTCGTGGACTTATTGCTCACGCACTTGATCCGCGTTCGATGGTCGGATAATGCCAGTTGCTCTCACTACTCTTAGAACCACAATTGCGACAGCATTAGTCGATAACACTAAGTGGCAGACATTTGCATTCCCACCAGCCACAGTTCTTGCTAACTCAGTAATCGTGAGCCCTAGTGATCCATATTTAGAGCCTAATAACAATCAACACAACACGATTGCTCCAACTGCTAATTTTAAGATAATCATCACCGTTCCTTTATTTGATAATGAAGGCAACCTCAATGGAATTGAAGATGCCCTTGTGGGTGTGTTCAACAAACTCGCAGCATCCACCTTGACATATAATGTGGGAGCAGTTAGCCAGCCAAGCGTTCTTAACGCGGCATCTGGTGACTTGCTTACCTGTGAGATGTCACTATCCGTTCTAACTACTTGGAGCTAAACCATGACCGATATGGAACAATGGGAAAAAGAAAATGAAGCATTCCTGGCTAAAATCGGTCAGGTAAAGCAA